ATAATGAAACATTAAATAAAGTTGAATTATTAGGAAATTATCCAAATGTTTCTAATTTTGTAAGAGTATCAGTTGTAAATGGAGTTACTGAAAGATCTTTATCTCCAAAATTGTCACCAAAAGGATTTAAAGTAGTTTCAAATACTTTTAGAACAGCTTCATTAGCTGTAAATTGTACTTTCCCTTCAGCTTCATACGAAGGAGTTCAACAATTAGGAACAGATAATACTTATAATGCTAAAGGATTTTTAGGATTTAAATTTGTAGATAAAGAATCAGACAATGAAAATTTCATATTACCATTACCTGATTCTGCTGAAACAAACGTAGCAGGAAACTTTAGTGTTGAAGATTTTTCAGGCCACCCAAGTTCAAGTTTATGGTCAGGTTCATTAAGTGCATCATTAACATCAGATGGTTTCTTAGGACCAGTAGCAAGCCAGCTTAAATTTACAGTACCTTTTCAAGGAGGAGATGATGGTTTAGCACCATTTGCAGTAAAACAAATAGGATCTCAAATATCAGCTACTAATTTATATGGATTTGATTTAAGCACAACAGGTGCTACTGGATTTAAAGCATATAAAAAAGCAATAGATATCTTATCAAATCAAGACGAATATGATATTAATATGTTAGCAATGCCTGGTGTTATACATGCATTACACCCATTAGTTACAAATGCGGGTATTGATATGTGTGAAGAAAGAGGAGATGCATTTTTTGTAATGGATTTAAGTAGTGTAGATTCTTCAGTAAACGATGCAGTAAATAATGTAAGTGGTTTAGACACCAACTATGCTGCAGTTTATTATCCATGGGTTAAAGTATTAGATACTGCCGCTAATAGACCAGTATTAGTACCACCTTCAGTAATTGTACCAGGTGCAATAGCTGCTTCAGATAGAATTGGAGCTGAATGGTTTGCACCAGCAGGTTTAAATAGAGGAATTTTAGGAAATGTAATTGAAGCTAAAATTAGATTAAATCAATCAGAAAGAGACGTATTATATGATAATAAAATTAACCCAATAGCAACATTCCCTCAAACAGGAGTTTGTATATGGGGTCAGAAAACATTACAAGAAAGATCAACAGCTCTTGATAGAATTAATGTTAGAAGATTATTAATTGCTCTTAAGAAATTTATTGCAAGTTCTTCTAAATTCTTAGTATTTGAACAAAATACACTTCAAACAAGAACAAGATTCTTAAATATAGTAAATCCATATTTAGAATCAGTACAACAAAGACAAGGATTATTTGCCTTTAGAGTACAAATGGATGAGGGTAATAATACACCAGATGTAATTGATAGAAATCAATTAGTAGGAGCAATTTTCTTACAACCAACTAAAACAGCAGAATTTATTGTACTTGATTTCAATGTATTACCAACAGGAGCTACATTTGATGGTGGTGGTGGAGCAGCTGGTGGAACTGGTGGTGGAGCTGCTGGAGGAGGTGGTGGAAGCTACTAAAAAATTAAAAAAATTTATATTTATCAATAGAATAATAAAATTAAATAAAAAATGGCAATATTAGAAACAAATCAAATGATGTTCACTGCATTTGAACCTAAACTACAAAATAGGTTTTTAATGGAAATTGATGGCATCCCAGCATATCTTATTAAAAAAATTGATAGACCAAGTATTACTTTTGGAGAAGTAGTTCTTGATCATATTAATGTGAAAAGAAAAGTTAAAGGTAAAGCAAATTGGGAAAATGTCTCAGCTGAATTATATGACCCAGTAACACCATCAGGTGCTCAAGCAGTAATGGAGTGGGTAAGGTTAGGACATGAATCAGTCACAGGTAGAGATGGTTATAGTGATTTTTATAAAAAAGATCTTTATATAAGAACTTTAGGACCTGTAGGCGATGTAGTTGAAGAATGGATTTTAAAAGGAGCATATTGTCAAAATGCCAATTTTGGACCTATGGATTGGACGTCTGATACACCTGCAAATATTACAATGAATATAGTTATGGATTATGCAATATTAAATTATTAAAAAAATGAAAAGATTTGATTATATAGGTTGGATATTAAAAAATAAATACGGAAAATTAAATGAAGGTCACTGTGCAGAAGGTATGTATATGAATGCAGAAGGTCACTGTATGGAAGGACAAGGAATGGTATATGATGAAGACGGAGCAGCTGATGTTGCATCATATGATCCTATGAATGAATCTAACAATGGATGTAAAAACTGTGGTTCATTAAATAATGAACCAGTAAAAAGAAGATAAGTGAAAAAATCACAATTAAGAAAACTAATTAGAGAATCTATAAAAGAATTAGTAAACGAACAACAAGCTACAGGTTGTCCTCCTAATGGAAGACAAGTTTATTTTAATACATGTGGACCTTCTTCAGCAATGAGTTCTAATCCTCCTTCTTTATCAGGTCAATCATGTGTAACTGTTGATGGACAAGTACCACAAGTAGGTCAAATAGTAGAAATTCCTTTTCAACAAATGGTAGGTAATAATATAGTACAAATGATAGGAACTATTTCCACTGTAAATTCTCAAGAATACACAGGTACTGGATCAATGCAATTCACACAACATCTTGATTTACCATCAGTTTTAAGTTGTGAAGGAGATACAGGATCAACAGGATCAAAAGGTTGTTCATTACAAGATTTTCAACAAGCAGCTTCAGGTATAACATTACCTGCTCCATTTTTAGGAAATATTTATAATAAATTTGCTAACCACCCAGATGGATGTAGATTTTTAAATAAAAGAATGCAAATTCAAATGCAAGGTTCAAGTAACCCAACAGCATCAGCACAAAAAGCAAATAAAGTACAAGCTTTTCAAGCTATAATAGCTCAATGTTGTAATTAAAAAATAAATTTAAATTTTTATAAAAGAAAAGCGTCTTTTTGACGCTTTTTTTATTTTACATATATGTATATCTGAACTAGTTTTAATAAATAAATAACGTTATGGAAAATAATACACACCAATTTCCCTCAGAGGAAGTTACATTACCTTCAAAAGGTTTACTCTATCCAGAAAATTCTCCCTTGAGAAAAGGTGTCATAGAAATGAAACATATGACAGCTAAAGAAGAGGATATTTTAACAAACCAAAATTTAATAGAAAATGGCACAGTAATAGATAAATTATTAAAATCTCTTATTGTTACTCCTTGTGATTACAATGAACTTATATCAGGAGATAAAAACGCTATATTAATTGCTGCTCGTATTTTAGGTTATGGTTCAGAATATTCATTTACATTAGGAGAAGAAGAAATAACTGTAGATTTAACAAAAATTAAAGATAAAGAATTAGATAAATCTTTAGTTAAAGATGGTAAGAATGAATTTGAATTTTCTTTACCTATTTCTAAAAAAACTGTCACTTTTAAATTTTTAACTCATGGTGATGAACAAAAAATAGACAGAGAAATAAAAGGTCTTAGAAAAATTAATAAAAATATATCTAATGAATATACTACTAGATTAAAACATATTATTACCTCAGTTGATGGTGATTATGATAATAAAATTATTAGAAAATTTGTAGATAATGAATTTTTAGCAAGAGATGCAAGAGAATTAAGAAAATATATTGGAAAAATCCAACCGAGTGTCGACTTATCTTATGATTATGAAGACCAGAACGGTGATATTAAAAAAATTGATATCCCTGTTGGTATTAAGTTTTTTTGGCCTGACGCCACAATATAGGAAATTCATATTTGACCAAATACATGATCTAGTGTTCCATGGTGGTGGTGGATTTAAACACTCAGAAGTATACAACATGCCTGTTTGGTTAAGAAATTTCCACATTCAAAAAATAAGTGAATGGAATAAAAAACAAAATGAACAAATGGAAAAAGCCCAAAAAGGTAATAGACAAGAAATTCAAAGACCAAAAATAAGTCCATCAGACGTATATAATTTTAAAAAGTAAAGGCAGTGATGCCTTTCTTTTTTTTATATTTATACCCGAATAATTATATTATATGGCTAACGGAGAAGAAAATAATAAAAAACCAGAATTTTTAAGTGATAAAGACTTAAGAAATATTAGGGCGGCATCAGAATATCAAGAACGTCTTTTAGAAACTTATGAATATCAAAAGATTATTCAAAAAGAAATAAGGGGTTTACAAAGTGACATAGCAAATACTATACAATCAGAAGTATCTTTTTCAGAACAAAAAAATGAAAAACTAAGAACCACTGAAGAACTACAATCAGCACAAATAAAAAATGCTAATTTATTAAAAAAAATTCAATTTGAAATAAAAGAAGCTGAAAAAAAAGGAGATACAAGATTAGCTAATAGTTTAAAAATACAAAAGACATCTTTAGATAACAATAAAAAAGATCTTAAAGATCAAATGGGTAAAAGAGATCTTATAGCAGATCAAATGGGTCTTATAGATAATATTGCTGAAGGTATTAAAAATATTCCTGGAGTAGGAAAAGCCCTTAAAAATACCCTAGACATGGTAGTGGCAGGACAAGAAAAATCAATTTTAAAAGGCGAAAAAGGTATAAAAAGAATAGGAGCTTTATTTACATCTTTAAAACCCGCAATAAAGGAATTAATGGGGGCAGGAGCCTTTTTAGTTTTAGGTAAAGCTTTATTAGCAGCAGACAAAGCACTAAGTGATTTTCAGAAAAATTTGGGAATATCAGCTCAAGAAGCAGGAAATTTAAGATTACAACTAGGAGCAGCATCTACAAGTCTAGCAGTAACTAGTGCAGACACAATGAAAACTTTTACTGATATAAATGCTCAGTTAGGGTTAGCCACCACAGCTATAAGATCAGACATTATAGCTGAAATGTCTAAATTGGGTAAATTAACTAATATGTCTGCAGAATCTCAGGCTAGTTTTGCAATGTTTGCTCAAAAATCAGGAATGCATGCCGAAAAATTAACAGATGAAGCAAGAAACGCAGTAGTAGCAGCAGAATCTGAAAGAGGTGTAAGATTAGATATAAATAAAATATTAGATGAAGCAGGAAAAATAACGGGAGTAATAAGAGCTAATTTAGGGTTTAATATTATTGCTATATCTGAAGCAGTAGCCGCAGCTAAACAATTTGGTCTTACTCTTCAAGACTTAGAAGGCATTAGTGCTAATTTACTTAATTTCCAACAATCCATTGAAGCAGAATTACAAGCTGAATTATTTACAGGAAAACAATTAAATTTAGAAAGAGCAAGATTAGCAGCATTAACAGCTGATTATAAAACTTTAGCCAAAGAAATTACATCACAAGCAGGAGGAGAACTAGAATTTGCAAGATTAAATGTTCTTGAAAAACAAAAATTAGCAGCAGCTTTAGGAATGAGTGTTGATAGAATGTCTGATTTAGTTTTCCAAAATGCAAATCTTCAAGAATTAGCAGAACAAGCAAGACAAGCAGGAGATGATGAATTAGCAGCTATGCTTGAAAGAAGATCAGTACAAGAATCTTTTATGGACATTGTACAACAATTAAAAGTATTATTTGTTGAAATGATGACTCCTTTATTACCCGCAATGGAAGCTTTTGCAAATATGTTACAAAACAGTGAAAAATTAAAAGAAACATTAAAAGGAATAACACAACTTGGATTTGGTCTTTTAGTTGGTGGATTAGTAAAAGCTGCTTTAGCTATGGTAATAGGATCATCTGCTGCATTAGGACCTATAGGATTTGTAGCAGGTATGGCTGCAGCTATGAAAATTTCAAGTATGATAAATGAAGCTGCAAATGCAACTACAAAAAATCTTCCAGAATATCGTAATTTACCACCAGGACAAACAGCTATGATTAAATCAGGAGCAGCAATAGGACATGCTGGTGAAAATATCACACATACTAGAGATCTTGAAAGTATGATGAGTAAAACAAACACATTAACTAAACAACAGGGAGAAGAAATAATAAATTTACTAGCTGAAAGACAACATATTCAATATGATAAATTTAGTGCATATGCAGCTCCAACAAAATTTGGTTAATAAATATTTATAATAAAAATACAATAATATGGCAATATTAGATCAAAATTCAATATTTAGTACAATAGAACCTAAATTTCAATTACCTATAGATGAAGCTTCATCAAAACATACAAATAGGTTAGGAGAATTAAATAATAATCCCTCATCTCCTTCAGAAAATGATTTAGAATCTACTAATACAACTTTATCACCCCCTAACTCTCAATTAAATTATTTTAGAGATGAAGCAGACAGTTTAATTTTACTTGAAGACACAATATTTTCACCTAATGAAAGTACATCTTTTGAAGATACTCCTTCTTTATTTGGTTTAGGTATTTTACAAACACTAAATGAGGGAGAAGATAAATTAAAACCTGCATTATTAAGTATTCCAGATAAATCACAATTTCAAGATTTAAATGGATTTGATGGGGGTAATGGATTTTTTCATGGTGTAAATAATCCCGGAAAAGGCCAGGGATTACAAGTAGGTGAAGAAGATTTACATGTAGCTTTATTAAAAAATAAAGAATTATACAACCAACAATCAGAATTTCAAAGTTTAGATGGATTAGAAGATCCTAAATTTAATTTCGGAAAAGAAGCTTCCCAAGATCCAGAAAATCCT